AGCCCTCTCCTCGAGCAGCTCCGCGCCGATCAGCGTCGGATGCAGGAGCAGCTCGACAAGCTGACCGGGAAGCGTCGGTAGCCTCACGTTACGCCGCCCTCCCCTGCTTGGCTGGGGCGAAGAGGTCCTCGAAGGTGACCGGACGGCGACGACCGAGCTTTCGGAGATGCTCGGGACGGTTCAGGAAGGCGAGGATGTTGCCGATGACCGTAGAGGTCGGGTCCTTCTCCCCACATTGGAGTGCGTACAGGTACTGGCGACTGATCCCGATCTGGTCCGCTGCCGCGGTCCGCGTCGAGCCGATCGCGTCCAGGGCCTCTTTGAGCTTGTCACCTGCCGTTGTCATATCCGTAATATGGGCACGTCATCCCCAGATGTCAAGCCCCGAGTTGCCATTACAGGCAGGGGCCTAGAGAATGTCGCCTATGGAAGACAGGCCGCGGCGCCGCGAAGAGATGGAAGCGATCGTCCGAGCGGCCCGATCACCCGAGGTGGGGCGCGTCATCCGCGAGCGTCGCGAACTGGAGGGGCTGTCGGTCCAGCGGCTCGCCGGCATGGCCGAGATATCTAGGCAGTACCTCTACAGCATCGAGAAAGAAGAGAAGGCGCCAAGCTTCGATGTCGCCCTGCGCCTTCTGACGTGCATCGATCCGACTCGCCGATTCATGATGAACGCAGAACCAGACCCTCGGAGTCGTCCTGAATACGAGCCGACCGGCCGCGGTTTCACCCTTCCCGCCGGAAAGGACCACGACGCCGGCCGCGCTGAGAGCACTCTCCCTCTGCCGCTAGTTGCGGTCGCAGCGGGAGGGCCTCCGATTGCGTTCGAGGAGATCCCTGGCGAGGAATACTCGGTTCTGCGCCACCTCCACCGAAAAGACCGATACGTGATCAAGATAGTCGGTGAATCAATGAAGCCGACCTTCTGGGACCAAGACCTCTTGCTGATTGAACCGACCGAGAAAGTGAAGGACGGCACGGTTGCCGTCGTGCTCGTGAAGGGCGAAAGCACGGTGAAGCGAGTCCACCGGCTGAGGCGAGGCGGGTTCCTCTTGAAGAGCGACAACCCGTACCACCCGCCGATCGAGGCCGATGCTGAAGAAGTTGAAATCAAAGGAAAAGTGCTGAGGATCGTGGACGGCGTGAGGCCGTAGGAGAGAAGAATGAATAGAGTTCTCGTGTCCATAGCGTTTCTTGCCTGCGCTTCCGGTCTCGTCGGGTGCGCGACTACCCAATCTCCCGCCGCCAGCAAAGTGAAAGACGCCGACGAGTCGATGGTGGTGGGGTGTTCGTACTTAGGAGACGTTCACGGTTCCTCGGCCCTGGACGGAGATTTCTTCCAAACGGGTATGCAGAACGCCCGAACCGACGCAGTAGAGGAAGCCGCGAAGAAAGGGGCAAGTCATGTGGTCTGGAATTCGAGTGCCGGAGGGCGGCGCCCCTTCGTTGGCGGCCGGGCCTATAGATGCCCGTGATTTCGTGACTGCGAACGAATGAGACGGAACGTTGCACTGGTAACGGTCATCGCCACGGGGCTCATGGCGGTGGGCTGCGAAACGCTTTCGTTGTCCGGACAAACGGTAAAGACAACCTTCCATGAATCGGACGTGAAGGAGTGTTCTTTTCTTGGAGTCGTTACGACTCACTCCGTGATGAATTGGCCAACCATCCTTCGTAACAAGGCCGCCGGTCTTGGCGCGGATGTCCTGATCATTCCGAAGGCGGCAATCGGGAGCTATTCTGGAAAGGCCTACGACTGTGGCGGGCGGTACAAGAAAGCCGCCCCATGACCCGCGCCCAGGGCGAGGCGAGCTAGGAAGCCGCGGCCGGTGGTGGTGTCTTCGCCTCGGCCTTCCGTCCCGTCACGAACGCAATGACGATCGAAGCGAGGGCGGCAACGACAGCTACCGCCCCACCTATCGCTTGTCCCTGAATGATTGCGAAGATCCCTCCCCCGCAGACAATCGCCCCGAGAGATGCCGAGATCGCCTGGCCGGCGTAGGTCGTCCGAATCGCCCCGGTCACGATCCTGTCTTCCTGACGATGCCGATGCTCTTGTTCCCTCTCGGCCATTCGGAGAATCCGCTCGGCGGCTCCGGAAAGGATGGCCTCATACCCAGCGAATTGTTCGGGAGGAGGAAGCGGTCCCGAATGGTGGTCGAGTCGCGCCTGCTGGACGACGATCCGGCCCTTGTTACTCACCGAGCCTGAACGCCTTCAGGCAGCCGGGCGGCACCGTTCGGAAGATTCTCGGCCCGGAAGCGCTCCATCGAGGCTCGGATGTCATCCCCAACCTTCGTCCAGTCCGAGGCAATAGCCTCCCGATCAGCGGCCTGGCCGCGGAGAACCTCCATATGGGCGGGGCCGTCGACACCGAACACGTCGACTGCGCTCCCCATGCCCGAAAGAAGGGCCGCCATCTTCCCCCTGACTGTCATCTATCCTCCTGGTCGAAAGCCACCTGGCTCTCTCCAACTTCCGAAGAGCCTACCATCCGAGTCAAGAAAGGCCACCCATGCCGATCAAATACGACGACGACACTACCGCCTCGATGTCCCTGAGCTTCGGCGAGGACGAGCTCCTCACCGAAGAGGGGACCGAGCTGACCGCCAAGTTCACCGATTCGACCGGGACGAAGACCGAGACGGTCGTAGTGCCCTGGTCAGACGACGAGAAGCCGGAAGAGCGGGCGAACTAGGCTTACTGGATGGCGTGGTATAGCCAGACGTAGGTCGTAGCGGCTGCCAAAGCCGTCGCCCCCGCCTTCAGTACGAAGACAGTCGTCGTGGTGGACGCCGCATCAACAAAGGGCGCCGTGGCCCCGGCAAGGGCTGCCGCAGCCGCATTGCCTGGAGTCAGAACCACGATAGGCGCCGTCGTCCAGGTCTTCGTCGCCGTGAGTGTCGAAACGATGGCGTTCGCCGCCGCCGGGGCCGTTCCGGTCAGGACCGTTATTTTCCCGGCCACGTCATTTCCCGTCACGGTGATCGTCGGCCCCGTCCCCGCTCCCGTACCAGCGGCACTCGTCGGAGCGGACCCGGAGGCGCAAAGATGCGCTAGCACCGTAACGTCTCCGTTCGCTTCTACCCCGAAAGCCTCGCGCCGCGAAACCGAACCATCGGGGGTCGTCAGAAATTGCACTCTCGTTGGGAGTGACGTGGACGAAACCGTTCCCGCCGCCGCCACCAGGCACGTGAACCCAGCCACATTTCGGAACGCGCCCCCCGCGTAACCGCCCGCGAGCATGAACCCGAGGCGGTCACTCAGAGAAACGTCCGACGGGGCAGCCTTCGACCCACGGGCGAATTGCGACAGCAGCCCACCCGCCCCAGAGGCAGACGAAAAATAGTTGACCAGGGTGAGGAGGTTCCCCGCAACTCCTTCGTTCAAAACAAAGACCGGCTGAAGGTGGCCGGTTCCCATCGAATATAGAGCGAGCTGTTTCGCTGCGGCACCCCCTCCCGTGGGCGGAGTGCCGATCGACAGGCCGAGGCTTGAGGGGTCGAGGGCAATGTTGTCCGTTGCGGTCGGTCCGATCAGCGAGAGGTCGGCGGAGTTCGCCGCGTTGCGCCCGAGGAGGAACGAGGCGTTCGGGATCTTGCCGTCCGTGGCGAGGTGGGCCGCGACGGCGGAGGAGAGCACCCCGGAATCAACGAGCGCCGAGTCGGAGGCGCGGAAGGCGGTCAAGTCACCGTCGGCGATGGAGTTCGCCGGAGTGCTCGACGAGTAACTCATCCCAACGTTGTTCCCGTAATAGACCCCGGTCGACAACTGCCCGAAGGCATCCTCGACTTTCGCCCAGACGACGTAGACGTAGCCCGTTCCGGACGAGGCGGACGCACCGAGGATGTTCGAGGGCGTGTTCGACGAGAAGCCGCCCGGTCGCCCCGGAACGTAGAGGCGATAGGCGCGCCCGGCCTCTGCGGCCCGGTTGCCGGTGAGCGGAAGGACCACCTCGACGTTCGAGGGGTCGAGACCTGGAGCGCAGGCTGCCCAGGACGGCGGGGTCGCGCCGGTCCACGCGAGCGTCGAATAGCGGATCCGGATCTGCCGGATGTAGAGATCGCTCGGGAGGTCGTACTTCTTCGTTGCCCAGCTGGTCGTGTTCGTGGTGTTCCCGGTTACGACAACTTCGCTGTAGGTCGTCCCGTCCACCCACCCGACGAGGTCGCCAGGAGCCGCCGGTGGAGTGATAGGCGTATCGATCGCCATCGCATCGTCCGAGAACACGGCGGAGTCGTACTCCCACAACTCGAGACGGACCTCCCCGTTTTCCTGCCTCTCCGTCACCGCGATCCGGTAGGGGGCGTTCGAGACGCTAGCCGCCGTTACGTTCACCCTCGTCCCGACCGGGAGACGTGCGATCGAGGGGGACGCCAGCCCGACCACCCGAGAGCGCGCCCAGTTCTGCGAGCGCAGGTAGTACCGGGCCAGAGTCGTTGCCTGCACCTGGGAGGTGCATCCTTCGAGTTGCAGGACCTGTTCCCGGAGCTGGTCGGTACCAGCCGTCAGAGCCGCCGTCTCGGCGATCGCCCGCGACATAACCCAGCTCAACACGGCGTTCGGGAATTCGATCACGACCCGGTTCGGGAGATCTTTCCGCTCGATCTCCGAGACGACCGCCTCGCGGAAGTTCGACCCGTCGAGGGTGACTGGACTCTGCGCGGTCGAGGCGTCCACCACCACCCCGAGGAGCCCGTTCGTTTGCACGACGAGCCTGGCCGCGAAATGCGCGAGGATCTTCTGGACCCAAGCGAGCGAGTCACCGTCGATCCCGAGCGCGATATTGAGTGAGTAGCGCGGAGCCGAGGATACGACCTGGTCGCAGATGTCGGCGGCGGCGTTGAAGCTCGCCGTGTCGATCAGAGAGCCGTCCATCCCGCACCCGTACTCGACGTCCTTCAGGAAATCCATGAGGCAAAGCGCCGGGTTCGCCGACCAGGCGGTGGTAGAGGTCCGCGTGTCCAGGACGAGGCGCCCTTTCACCTTGAAGTGAAACATGGCCGGAAGCGACGCGCCGTTCGGCTGAATCAATCCGCCGACACTCCACGTCTTCGGCTGGACAAAGTCCATTCGAAGGAGACCCTTCATCGTCTGGTAGACGCCGCCCAAGTAGCCTTCCGGATAGATGCCGTACGAATCCCCAAGGCTCGTCCCGATCGTGTACCACGGGAGCCCGAGCGTGTTCTGGTACGCCCCCGAGGCCGGGAGAGCGACCAGCCTGTCCCCGTCGTTCTTGTAGGGGATGACCGAATCAACCGGACCGGCGCAGATGCCCACGACTGCCGAGCATTCGGTCGCGTAGGCGTTGTTCGTGGCGATCATCCGCCCCTGGAGCATCGTCTCGCCGTAGACGATCGGGACCGCGTCCGGGCCCGTTGCCGGGATGTTGGAGAGGTCCGGAAAGCCGCCGATGCCGTTGATTCCGCTCGGAGTCGGCCCCCCCTCTGGAAGCGGGCCGTCTCCAGGCCTCCACTTCCACCACAGTTGAGTCGGAACCCAGCCGGTATCGTCTCCTCCCGGAACGAGCTTCGGCATCAGCGCACCTCTCGGATTTCGACCGGGCCAAGCGACCAGAACCCGGCCTCTTGTTCAGTGAACGGCATGGAATCCGAGGTGAGGCGGGCGTTCACGACCAGATTCCCCGAGGCGTCCGCTTCGATGATGTCCCCGAGGGTTGCCCCGGTCACCAGCGTGAGCTTGTCTCGGCCGGCCGTTCCGGTCCCGAGCGAGATCGTGTAGTGGGTCGTCAGGGTCAGGGTCGTCCCGTTCTTCCGGATCACGATTCCCGTCCCCGAGGAGAACGGGAGATCGAAGACGGTCTGGCTGGCCGTCGCCGTCCCTACATAGAGCCGCGTCCAGGCCGAAAGGTTCCAGTCCCGCCAGACGAACACCCCGGCCTGCCCGCGCTGGCTCTTGATGAAGTCGAGGATCGACTCCCGCTCACTCGCCGTGAGGTACTTGTAGCCCCAGGAGACCGTCAGGAGCGGATATTGCCGCATGGCCACGGCCACCGTCTGGCCGCCCGGGTAGGGCCCGGCTATAGCCGTCTGGTACTCGGATTCGAGGGAGATCCCCTGAGAGGGGGTCGGAGTTGCCGGATAGGTCGCCATCGCTTACCCCCTCGGATCCAGGCGGGCGAACCCGCCGAAGTTGGCCCACTTGCCCAGAGCGACACAAGCCGTCCTGGTGCGATCACAGGTGGCCGTGGCGCCCGCGTAGCCGCACTGCGACCCTTTGAACACCCACGGGCACGTAAGGGCGTAGGGACGCCTTGGGAACGGAACCCCGGCGTACGGTAGAAACTGCCCGATCGAGACGTTCATCACGTCCTGGCCGGTGTTCCACGACTCGAGGCGGCCGGACGCCACGAGCGTCTCGTCCTGCGAAACGGTCGTCCCGAGAGAAGGGTCCAGCCAGGCGTCCCAGATCGTGACGCGCGAGCCAACGACAGCCGAGGCGAAAGCCGCGGTCGCCCATCCGTCCGCGTTGCCGATCTCGATCGACCCCGAGGCCCCGGGTTGCGCGGCCGAGCACGACAGGCTCGTCAACTTGAGCGGCTTCGGGATCCACTGGAAGGTCTTGGCCACGACCGGGATGTCCCAGGCCGTCCACCTGGCGACGCTCGGGAGGTTGAATTCGAAGAGCGTCGCCCGGAAGAACGTGGGATCCGCTGCGTGAGTGTCGAGCCAGGTCATCGCCCGAGCCTCGACTGGAGGGACGTGGGGTTGTTTCGGAGGTACGCGGCAGCCCGGCGCCCGGCTGCCTCGGGATTGCCGCCGCCACTACCACCGCCCGCGAGGACGACGATCGGGGCCTGTCCGTTCGAACCCTTGCCGTTTGCGAGGGAGTCCAGGGCGGTCGCGAGCCTGCCGGCTGCGTCGGCGGCCAGGCCCATGTTTGCGGCCGAACGGGTGGTCTGCTCGTTCAGTCCGCCTCCACCGCCTCCGCCTCCACTCCCACCATTCCCGCCCCCCGTTCCCGGATCGGACGTCCCGCGCAATATATCCAGCATTTTCTGCAGCTCGATTGCCAGCGGCTGCGCGGCCTTGAGGAGCTCGTCGGCGAACCCGGTCATGGCCGTCTCGAAGGCGATCCGGAGGGAAATGATCCCGTTCTGGAGGAGAGTGATGTCGTTCGCGGCCGCGATGATGTTGTCGTGGATCAGCTTTCCGGCTTCCTCGAGGACGGCCCGCAGCTTGACGTTCTCGGCTTCCAGGTCAGTCGTGAACTTGGCGGCCGCGGCATCGATGGCCGTGGTCAATAGACCGAGCGACGTGATCAGGGTCCCGATCGCGTTCGCCGCGGCCGTTACGTTCCCGGCGATCAGCTTCCCGGCTTCGTCCATGATTTCCCGAAGCTTTTTGTTCGCATCTTCGAGACCTTTGGAGGCGGCCCCCAGAAGACGCTTCGCAGATTCGTCGGTATGGCTCAGGAGAGTCTTAAGCCACTCCACCGCCGCGGCCCGGTTCGGGTCGTTCTGGTCAAAGGTGCCTATGTACTGCGATCCGAGCGACTGGATCCTCGAAGTCAACCGCTGGATTTCCGCCGGGTCCGTCGCCGCCTGAAGCTGGTCGTAAAGGGACTGAAGCTCCTTCTGGAGCACGTCGGCCTGGTCACGCTTGCTCTTGCCGGACAGATCAAGGCCGAAGATCTGGTCCTGGATTGACTCGTGAATCCCTTTCGCCATCTGGGCGATGGCTGCGATCGCCTGCTCGTTCGCGCGCCACATCGTGAGAGCGGCCCCCGAGACCCGATTGATCGCGTCCACCTGGGCCTGCCCCGAAAGATTGCTCGCCGCGGCGAGCTCCCCGGCGATACCCGTGATGCTCGAGAGGGGATTCGCAGCCCCGCTCATCTCAGCGATGGCGTCGGAGATGGTTTGCTGGGCCTGGAGGGCGGCTGCGTGCCATGCGATCGCGGCCGAGAGGAGCGACTTGTAGGCTGCGATCCCTTCCTCGGCGGCCTTCTTGGCGTCCGCCCAGGTCGTAGCCGCCGCGACCTTGCCGTCGCTCATCCAAGCCGTGTATTCGAGGTCGGCCGTCCGCTGCCCAGGCGACTTGAGGGCGTCCCGCGACTGAGTGATCAGGTCGGTGATCGACTGCCCAAGGGCGAGGGCTTCCGCCTTGAGAGCCGCTATCGCCGCCGAGTTGGCCTGCCACATGTCGAACGCCGCCTTCGCAACGTCGGCGATCTGGGCCATCTGGGCCTCGCCGGTCATGGTCGAGGCCTTCGCGAGTTCATTTTGGATATCGGCCACCGTCTTGAACTTGTCGGCCGTCCCGTCGATCACGGAGAGCATCCCCTTGATGTCCGCCTCGACCTTGAGGGCGGCATCGTGCCAGGAGATCGCGGCCTGGAGGAGAGCCTGGAAGGCCGCGAGGCCCTCGTTGGCGAACTTCTGGGCGTCGGCGGGATTCGTGGCGCTCGTCACCTTGTCCCAGGCGCCCCAGGCGGTCCGGGTAACGTCGTCCTTCCGTTCCTGGGGCGCCTTCAGGGCGTCGGAACTTTGCGTAACGAGGTCGTTAGCGGCTCGCGAGAACGAATCGATCGCCTGACGGAGGGCGTCGATCGCGGTCATCATCTGCTGATAGGCCGCGTTGATGTCCGTGACGAGAGTCTCGGCGCGGTTGAGCTGCTCGTCGCCCGTATAGGTGCCGATTTCAGCGCCGCGCCCCGTGATCCCAGCCACCGTCTTCTTGAGTTTCGAGACCGCTGTTTCATTGGCCAGGTCCGCTAGTGTGGCGAACTGCTCCGCGACGCTCTTCCCAAGTTCAAGGACGAGCGTATCGGCCGTGATGAGGACACCAACCAGCTTCTTCAGGTAGGCGATGATGGTCTCGGGGGTGTCGACATTCACCCGATCCGCGATCTCCTGAACCTTGTCCAAGGTCATGTCGAGGCCCAAGAGCATCTTCGCGATGGGGGCCTCCCTGTTGACCTCCCCGCCCCACTTCGCTGGGCCCGTGATGCCAGGGAGATCGTTCTGCCCGAGATTCTTGAGCCCCATCAGAACGGCGAGTATTTCCTTTGGGATGATCTCCGAGAAGATCTTCTTCACTCCCGCCTGCATATCCTCGTCCGAGCCAGCGTGTACCTCGAAGGCCATGGTCTTCAGGTAGTCCATGACCAGCCGGTTCATCTCGGCAACGAAGGCGGGGGCGTCTACGCCGGTCCCTTGGCGAAGAATGTCCGAGATCGTGCCGGTCATCCCGGACGTGCTGTTCGCTACGGTCTTCCACATAGGGTCGAAGCCCTGATGCGCGAACATTTCTGAACCTCTGATTGGGACACGGCCCTCGGTATTCGGTGAAGAGAGAATGCCGATGATCGCCCCGACAATGGCCCCGATGATGGTCCCGATGACGGGCCACGCGGACCCGATCGTCGCTCCTGTTGCAGCGGAGGTCAGCCCCACGGCGATCGCCGTCACTGCGGTCTGGGTCAGAAGTGCCGCGACGTACCCGAGAGCCGCCCCGATGTAGGCACCGGTCGCCCGGTATGGAACGCCACCCCCACCAGCCGCGACAGTTCCAACCCCGCCGACGATACCGAGCCCCCCAGCGATGGCTCCTAGACCAGCCCCCCCGCCAAGCCCCGCGTCAATCGACTCACCGCTGCCAGCGTATTCCCCAATTCCCATCCCGCCGCCGGCCCCCCCGTCTCGAGCGCCGAATAGTTTCATTTGGTACTGCCCAGTGATCCAGGACTGGACCATCTCGGTGACCATCTTCGAGAACGACCGGAGGATCGAATCCCACACGCCTTTCAGTACGTCGCCGAGAGATGAGACCTTGCCCGAGATCACGCTGTAGACGCTGTCCTCGAACCCCTTGCCGATGGCGTCCCAGACGGAGAGGAGGTAGTCGCGGGTGGATTCGGCGTTCTTGCGGACCTTTTGTAGGTACGCCTGGAATGCGGCATCCTGCCCGTCTCCACTCTCAAGCGCCGCCTTCTCGTTCACAGAGGCCATCGCGCGCGCGCGCTCCGTGACCGTGAGAACGCCCTCCTTGGCCTTCTCCTGAATGCTCGTGATCTGGGCCTTCATCTGTTCCCAGAACGACTGAGGGGCCTTGAGTGCCTTCGCGGCGCTCAGGTTGACGAACGCCTTCTCGAGTTCGGCCTGAGTCTGGATGACGCCGGAGTTCACGTCCTGCATCAGCTTCTTGTACCCGGCCTCGAACTCGTGATCGGCGAGCAGCATGCCCGCTTCGATTTCGCGCCCCTGCTTTGCCAGGCCTTCCCGGAAGAGCGTTGCCGATTCCTCCATCGTCTGCCGGAGCCAGTCGCGGCCCATGAGAGCCTTTTCCGCCTCGGTCTTCTCTTTGAGCGCCTCCAGGTAATCATCCTGGTCGGCCTGTTTCTTGGCGAGCTCCTCCTTCGTCCACTCCCTCGATTGGGTCGCGACCCTCATCGTCTCTGTCGAGGCGCGGATCTCCGCTTCGAGCCTGGCGTCGAGCGCGGCCACTTCCTTCTCGGTGCCTTCGAGCAGGACGTTTGCCGTGTCTTCCTGGACTTTCTTGATGTCCTCGACGATCTTGCGGTGAGCCGCGGCCATCTCGACGCCGTGCGCCCGGACGAGTTCCGCCGCCTGCTTCCCGTTGTATTCCTTGGTGAGGCTGAGCTTCTCCTGCAGGAGCTTCTTCGTCTCCTCGTTCGATGTCTTCCCGATCTCGGCCGTGATCTTCGCCGCCTCTACCGCCCCCTGGGTCTGGAGGTCCAACAGCGACTTTGTGAGTTCCGCCGTCCCGATAGACCCTATTGAGCCCTTGAGCTTTGTGATCTCCTGCCCGAGTTTCTCGAGCACGGCCAAGTCGGGAGCCGCGGCGATCGCCTTGAGCTGCGCCCCGACCTTCTGAGAAGCATCGGCGTACGAAAGCGAGGCTGATGCCATGAGCTCGTACACCTGTTTCCGCTCGGAGAGCTTCAGGGTCATTGACGCCTCGGCGTCCTTCGCTGTGAGGGTCACGCCGTAGACGTTTTGAATCTGCTTGATGTACTCCTTGGTCTGCTCGGCAGCGGTTGCCCATGCCTCGTTCCCGGCGTTCTCCTCATCCATGAGGTGGAGCTTCATCATCCACAGGCCAATCGCCGCAATGGCCGCGGGGATGGCGACGAGGGCGACCTGAAGAGCCGTGACGCCCGCCGTGAGCGCCCCGAGGACCCCGGTAGCGGTTACGGTCGCCGTGGTCGCCGTGGTCGTCGTAACCGTCATCGCTTCCATGGTGAGGGTGTGAGCGTTGACAGCAGTGGTCGCGTGGGATGCCGCGGCGGCTTCAAGTTCAAGGGCCGCGGCCGCCGCCACGGTCGCCGCAGCACTCGCTGCCGTCGCCGTCAGCGCCGCAATTTCCGCCGCCGCCCAAGTCGCGAGCTTTCCGCCGATCGCAGCGGATAGCAACCCGAATGCCCGGGCTGCTACGTACGCCTCTGCCGCCATGCCACCGAACGCTTCAACGACGGGAGTTAGGACCTTGAAAAGACCGGTAAGCACGTCAATGAAAGGGACAACGGCCCCCGCGAGATCACCGAACGCCCCCAGGCCAGCCGCCCCGAATTCAAGGAGGGCCGGGCCGAGCGTCGAAAGTTTCGCAACGAGCGCCCCGACGCCATTCAGAAAGGCGGTGATCCCCGCAATCAACTTCGGGTTGAATTCGAAGTCGCCCTTCGAGATCTTGACGATGGAGTCCGTCAGATCGAAGACGGCCTTTTTGGCCGAAGCGAACAGCTGGCCTCCCCCTTCCCCCAGTGCCTGATTGAAGGCATCCTTCAGGTTCGACCACGCCGCCGACCAGGTCTTGTTCACGTAGGGCGCCATGTCCGCGAACCCCTGCATGATCTTGGTCATGTTCTGGAAGGTCGTCCCCTGCGCCTTCCAAAGCGCTAGGGTCACGGGGGACACTCCGGCGTTCTTGAAAAGGGATCCGACTCGTCCCTCTGCCGACACCACGCCGGCCAGCACGAGGGAAATTTGAGAAGAGACCTCCCGGAGTGGAAGCTTTGTGGAAGCGGCCAGCTGGGCGATCGTTTTCGTAAAATCGACGACTTGTCCGGTGGCAAACCCCGCTTGGACAGCCGCTGGCATCATCGTCTGGAAGGCGTCGAGGAGTTCCGTGAATTCGAAGGCGGTCTCGAGAGCCGCGATCCTGAGCCCCTGCTGCGCCTTCTTGGCGACCTCCATGGCCTGCTCGTGTCCTACTGCCGCACCGTTCACCAGCATGAACGACTTGACCATCGAGGCGATTGCAAGCTGAGAGGATTCCGTCTGGCCCTGGAATCCCATGGCCTGGCCCACCACGGCCTTCATAGCCGCCCCTACCGCCGCCAGCCCGCCTACGGCCGCAGCCATCCCCATGAACGAACCAGAGAGCCCCTGGACCTGATTGGAGAGCGTCTGCGTGTTGCTCGAGACGGCCTTCAGCACCGAAGACGCCCGGTCCTCCGCGGTCAGCGCAATAGAGGCGGTGTAATCAGCCACGCTTGTTCTCCTGTTTCTTCCGGTCGGCTTCCTGCTCTTCGTGAGTCAGCCGAAGGAATTCCGCCTCGAGCGACTGGAGGTATTCGAACCGGGCGGCGTTCATGGGGATTCCGCTCCACTTGGCCACCCGATCGATGACGTTGTAGTCAAGGCCGACGAGTCCCCCGAAGGAGACCCGCCATTGCGTCTGAAGATGTCCGAAGAGCTCGAGTGCCGCCAAGGCATCGTCTGACAGGGTGGCCGAGGATGCCTTCCGCTCCCATTCACACTGACCGCCTGACGGCTTGGAGTAGAAGCATCCATCGGTCCCCCTGACGCGCCGGGAGAGAGCCCGGCACTCGTTACAGTTCTTCGGTAGGTTCGGGTCCCCCTTGCGCCAGACCGCCCGGGCGACCTCTAGAAGTTTTTTGCGAGGTCCGCCAGCTCCTTGTCGAAGTTCTCCTGAGCCCGGGCCGTGCCTTCAGTGATCCGGGGCAGGAAGTGGTCGAAGTTCGTGAGAAGCGCCCGCTGCTCGTGCGGCGGGATCGCCCTGGCGACGCCCCCCTCGGGAGTGACGTTCCATTCGATGATCGCCGCGAGGGAGAAGTCGACGGCAAGCGCGTCCTGTTTGTCGAGGGACATCTTCTCGACGGAGTCCTTCTCCTGGGCCTTGTGCTTGGTCAGGAGGTCGAGCCGGGTGCGACGCACGAGGCCCCGAAGGGCGACCTCGTGCTTTTCGGTGCGGATCGTCTCGCCAGTCTTGGGGTCCTCGACGAGGTGGGGGATGTTTACGACTTCGCGCATTCAGTCCTCTTCTTACGGCGTGGCGTAGACGGTGCCGGCGGTCGTGTTGATCGTCGTACCCGTGATGGAGGTTCCGGCCGCGGTGTTCTTGGCGGCGGCGAGCGAGAACGTAGCGGTCAGCTCTCCGTCCCCAATCTTCGGGAGACTCGGCTTGCCGTAGGTCTCGGGAAGCGAGAGAGAGAACGAGTTCGCGCCGTTCGTCCAGGTGAGCGTCACGACGACAGGAGTCGTCGGCGTGGTGAGCACCGCGAGCATCTTCGCGGCCGACCCGGTGTCCCAGACGACGTCGAACGAGGCGGAGACGCTGGCCCGCCCGCGTGCGATCCCGAACAGGACGCTCGCTCCTCCTACCCGGAAATCATCGGTCTTGAGGTTGTGGTTCACCTCAACGCTGCCGCTCCGGACGTAGGTGACGGCGGCGTCGATCGAGACCAACCCGGTCGAGAGCCACGCATTGTCGATCGACACGCTGGTCGTGAAGTCCACGGTCGTGCCCGCCGCGAGGATCGTGGTCGCGTCCTCGTAGGTCGTCGCCTTCGCGACGAACGAGACGGTGCACTTCAGCGGGCCTTCCGATCCGACCTCCCACTTGATCGAGTTCACGACGCAGCCCCTGGAGACGATTGACTTCGTGTCGCCCGTGTCGAGGACCTCGACGATGGTGAAGCTGTAGAGCGACCCCGAGATCAGCTTGCAGGTGTGGGTGTAGGGGCCGGCGCCGGTCGTGACGATCGGGCCGATCCCGGCACCGCACAGGAGCGCCATCGTCTCGAGGTTCGGGGCGAACGTGAAGTCGCCGGCTGCCTTCCGGTTCCCGAGGATGGCGGCGCGCGGGTTCGGGTCGCCTCCGAGCAGCTCGGACTGGATCTGGTTGATCTCGGGGACGAACCCTCCTCCGGGTGTGACCGCGATGGTCATCCACTCGGGGATCGCTGGAGTCGCCCCCCACGTGAGAGTCTCCCGGCAGATCTTGATGAGGGTGTTAGGGCCTTGGGCGGGGGTAGGCATGACGAGTCTCCTTTCAGTTTCCGAAAGTGGTTTGAATCTTGAAGGTCGAGGCGGAAGCGACGAGGTCGGAGTCGGCGAGCTCGATCGGCTCGTCCTCCTGCCACCGGTACTTGCGTTTCATGGCGACGGTGCTGGCGAGTCCGTGGACGCGGTCGCGGATCTCCTCCTGGATTCGCCGGAGCTCCGGCCGGCCGCTCACCGCTCCGCGCTGGTTCTTCACGACGACCGAGAACGTCCACCAGGCCAGCGCCGGAACGAGCCGCTGGCCAACCATGGACTCGCCGTTCTCCTTCGCTGGCCCGTTCGTGATCCCGATGCAGGTAGGCCGGATCCCGTCTCGAGAGATCAGGTCGGCGACGTCGAGCGTCGGGTGGACGCCTACAACGCCAGTGATCCCGGTCACGGCTGCCGTCAGCTCGGCTTCCATCCCGTCGTAGAGCCCGACGTCGCTCATGGCTTCACCATCTGGATCCAGAGAGCGGAGATCTTGGCGACCGCTCGAGGAGTCCACTTCAGGTAGGGGCGGGCGGGAATCTTCACGGAGCGGACGAGCGCAAAGATGCGCTCGATGGTGTGAGTGCCAGCGCTGTAGGACGTCCGCCGGGTCTTGAGATTCGTGCTCCTGGCCGCGAGCGACCGGCGATAGATCCCGGGGCCATCTGGGCCCTTCATCAGGACGAACGCCGTCTTGAAGCTGCGGGGGTTCCCAGCCCGGGCCTCCCCCTTGCTAAGCGGCGGGCTCAAGGGGATCGCCAGGAACTTCTTTCCAGGGCCAGGCTTGACGACTCCGCCCCGCTGCTGGATGCCGCCGTAGACGGTCCTGGTGCCAACCACGAGGTTGTTCGGCTCGACGCGGAACGAGATCGAATCCCTGAGCCTCCCGGTGTCCTGGAGCGGCTGCCCGCCGCGGTACTTCGGCCGCGGCCAGCCGGGACCCTGCTGGGCGAAGATCGTCGGGATCTCCTGGCTGACCATGTGGCGGCCGGCGGCCTGAAGCATCCGCTGCCGACCCCCAGGCCCGGCCGCGTCGCCCATCTTCTTGAGCGCGCCCAGGAGCTGCTCCCCGCCCCTCAGTTCGGCGCGGATCACAGCGGCGACCCTCCAAAGACCGGATCGTCTGAGACCCACACGACGCTTCCCACCGCGGCATCCGGGACGGACGCCGGGGTCGCGCTGCCGGGAAGGTTCGCGTCGCCCTTCTGGACGTCCCGGAGCCAACGCATGGCGTTGTCGTACTGGACGCGGGTTGGGTCGTCCTTCGAGTCGAGGTCGCGGCGGCCGAAGAGCATGAATTTCAAGATCGGGATGGCGATAGGCCGGAGGAGGGCGAGCGTCACGGCGTCCGTGACCGGAATGGCGTACCGGCCGCCGAGGGATCCATCGATCAGGTCAGCCACGTCGGCGATGGCCTTCGTGAGGACGGTCGAATCGGCCAGCGATCCCGTTTCGGCAGTCAGCTCGGCGAGCCGCTGGTCAGGGATCGACGAGGCCAGGTCGTCCGGAGCGCAGTAGCCGAGGCGCCTGGGGGTGAGCGCCGCGACCAGGAGCCAGCCGGCGTCGACGTCGAACGGGCCTCCTGTGAGCGGGGCCACCCGGAGCGTCCAGGAGAGCGGGAGGATCGGGGCGGTCCAGGAGGAGGTGTCGGCAGCGGCCAGGACTACCAGGGCGGCTCCCGTTGTGGGGGCCGTGACGGTTGCGGTTTTGGAGAGGGTCTGGGTTTCGTTGGTCGCGGAGAACGTCACCGTGGCGCCCGTCAGGTCAAACGCTGCTCCCACGGCATCGCGGACCATGAACGAGAAGCGGGCTTCGGTCCCCTTCGTGGCCTTCAGCTCAGACATGGGGGGTCTCCGTTCTGGCCGTTGCCGATGGACCGATACCTCGAGATAGGCCAACGGGTCCGGAAGCGATCGAGAGCGCGACCGGCGTCGCCTTCAGTGCCGAAGCTCCTGGGATCGAGGAGGAGATGTTCGCGCTGGCCGGGAACGTCGGCCCGAAGGACGGAGGAGTCACGGTTACCGGACCGAGCGTTAGGGTGCCCGCGCCAGAAACGACGACCCGTCCGAGACCAGACGCTCCGAGTTCGCCCAGGACGACGGACAGGGCCCCGGTGTAGCCCGACTGGACGTGTCCCGTGGCCGAGATCGACACGGCTCCGAGCGCCTGCGTGGACGTGCCTGTCGCAAGCGCCTTACCGGCCCCAGAGACCGCCAACGCTGCCAAGGAGGCCGAGGCACTCCCGACGACAGAGACGGCCCCTGTGGCCGTCGAGGACGCCGCGCCAAGGGTCGAGGATTCGCTTCCGGACACCCGGACCGTTCCCGCTCCAGACCCGGTGAGGGCCGAAAGGGCCTGGTCGAGCGTCCCGGTGATCGTCGCGCCCCAGGAGACCGTACCTGTCGCCGTGCCGGTCAGAGCTCCAAGGGTCTGAGAGGCCGAGCCCGAGGCCAGGACGCCTCCCGTGGCAGAGCTCGTCAGGGCCGCGAGCGCCTGACTCTCCGTCCCCGTGACGACCGCAACGCCGGCTCCCGAGTCGGTCAGAGCGCCAAGCGTCGGCGTTGCCGTTCCGGTAGCGAGAGCCTTGCCCGTGCTGGTGCCCGTGAGCGCGCCGAGCGCCTGAGAGGCCGTCCCCGCGACCGGAACGGCACCTGAGCCAGTGTCTGTCAAGGCGCCAAGCGCCTGAGATCCGCTTCCGGTGACGATGGCCGAACCGACTCCGGTGTCCGTCAACGCTCCGAGCGTCTGGTTGAGCGTGCCCGTCGCGGTGGCATTCCCCACCGTCCCGGTAGCCGAGATCGAAACAGCCCCGAGCGTCGAGGAGGTGGCTCCCGTCGCCAGGGCCGAACCGGTCGCGGACGACATGACCGCCCCGAGCGTCTGACTTTCGGTTCCGACGATCGAGACGTTGCCGGATGCCGAGGAGGTGAGCGCCCCGAGGGTCGGGGTTGCCGACCCGGCGATGATCGCGACCGCGACCGCCGCCATCCCGACCGCTTCGAGGGTCGAGTCGAGGAGGCCCGTCAGTCCGTTAAAGGGTTCGTCAAACGACCACGCTAGCCTCGTCCCACGAGCATTCGCAGTCTGATCGACGATACCGCCGGTCGTTGACTGAGGGTGACGCGGGGCGGCGCCTGGGCGGAAATAGGCCATTCTTTACTCTTCCCAGACGACGTAAAAGGAATTCGAACCGACGGTCGCTCCAGAGGCGGAGGCGGCCAGGACGACTCCCGCGGAAGGGGAAACGATGATCCGGCTCCGGTCGTTCGGGGCGACCCACACGTATCCGCTCCCGGCGGTGACAGGGAGGGTTGCGGTCCATAGGAACGGGCCTCCCGTGGCGAACGTGGGGGCGACGGACCACGCGGAATCTACCGACCCGGAGGCGGTAACCTCGTTCGGGTCGATTGGAGTCCCGACGACGTTCGTCGTCACCGTCCCGAGGGCGGTCGAGCGGGCGAGCATCCATTGCAGGGCCGTCGTCGAAGCGACCGAAACGAATACCCCGAATTCCACGATCGCGATGCGGTTCGCGGCCGAAACCTTGAGTTGCCAGTGGACGGTGTTCGCGGTGTTCACGCCCGCCTTCGCGGCCTGGGCGAAGCGGTAGCAGCCCATGGCTCAGGCGTTCCCGTCAGTCAGGGTTAACGTGGTCACCTGGACCGTCTGCCCGCTCGCGATCGCCGTGTTGTCGAGGGAGAGATCGCCCGATCCCAGCCCCACCGTTCCCTGGATATGGCAAGTCGTGTTGGCGGTGTCCTTGATCCGGAACGAGAGCGCGGTTCCGGCCCCAGAAGCCGCTACGGACCATGATCCGAGCAAGGCCTTTGATCCTGCGGAAGCTGCCGACATCCAATCGGACGGAAGGATGATCGTCGCAAGCAACCCAGCCGGGTCGGCGGCGGCGCAGTTCGCCGGAACGGCACCCGAGAAGATCAGGAGTTTCGGGGCGGTCGAGATCGTGGTCTCGATCGCTTCGAGGCGAGCGGTACGGACCGCCACCGAAAGCTGTAGAGCCATTAGGTTCTCCTCGTGGTTCCCGGGTGAACTTGAATGTGAAGGTGGGGGGCGTCGCCGTGGGGCTTCGAATAGGCGACGGGAAGGTCAGGCCTGTCCAGGTCGTAGATCCACCGGGCGTTGATCCAGTTCGTGACGTCCTCGACCCACGAAGCCCGAACACCTATGGTCCGAATGTCAGCCGCGCGCCCTACGCAGTGAACGCCCGTTCCGCCAAGAGCGCGGTCTTCCTCGGGCGTCCGGAACAGACAGGTCAGGCGAAACATCCATCCGTAGGTGGAGAAGGCATAGACCGCAGCGGCCAAGACGATCGCAACCAGACGCGGATGAAGACGACACGGCTTCGCGTCCCATTCCTGCTCCTGGCGCAGCGTCTTGAACGTCAGCGGAGCGCTCATCAGCCGCGCCCCACCTTGTGCTGAAAGACGTGCTCGCTCTGGAGCGATGCGAAGTCCGTCTCGAGCTCCCGGAGCCTTCCGTCATGGTTCTCGAGGAGGTGCTCCATCTTCTTGGTCATGTTTTCGAGGGCGGCCGCCACCTTCTCGTGCTCCTTGTCGTGTAGAAGGAACCGCTCTTCCACGACCTCTTTCGCCGCAGGTCTTGCGACGTGGAACCGGAGCGCTACGAGGAGCCCAAACGACACTGACAGGAGAGCCAGGCCCCAGCCTACGAACTGGGCGTGCTCTCCGAAGTCTTTCGGAGGGCCCCCGTAGGTAGCCGTCTGGGCAGCAATCGCCGAGGCGAAGCTGAGCAAGAGGGCCGCAAGCAAGGTGTGAGGTTTGCGCCCGATCATTCGGCACATCCGCCCCAGGTACGATCGGCGCTCATGGAACATTCGGCCTCGTGGAAAGCGGCGGATTGGGGTCGCTCTTGAAGTACTTGAAAAGCGTTGAAGGCGAGAGCGTGAGGATGTCCGAGACGATGACCAGCCATTTCCAGAATTCCGGGCGGTCCTGGTACTCCGGGTAGCGTTTGCGCCCGGCGGCGGCCATCAGCTGCCCCAGTAGGTAGAGCACCCCGAAGAGAGCCGCATATCCCGGGTAGCTCGCCACGACGTTGACGCACCAGGGGAGCGCCGTCTTGACGATCCAGGGGAACAGGGCCGCCAGGAGGTCATCCATGACTTAGACCGCCACGACCGCCACGGACTTGATGTGCTCGTCGATCGAGTCGGCGACCGGCCCAGCGATCATGAGGATCTTCGCCGCGTGGTTCAGGTAGTCGCTCGGCTTGCGGTCAGCTACCGGGATCGCCGACACCGCGTCGATCTCGGCCTTGAACAGCGGGATCGCCGCTCCGACTTTGACGGCGTCCTCGAACCCTTCAGCAAGCGTGTATTCGCCCATCGTCAGTTCCCTTTCGGCGGAGGCGGAAGGGTTACGCCCTTCACGGCATCCGCGAGCTGCTGTTTCTCTTTTTCCTTGTCGAGATCGGCCTTCGTCTTCATGCCGATCAGGCCTTTCGCGACTTCCAGCGCCGCACCGAGGATCTCCATGGCGGTCATGGCTTGATTCCCTCGAGCGCCTGGAGAGCGTTCTTCTCAGCGATGTCCAGCGCCTTCAGCTGAAGCGGGAGCCTCCCGCCTCGCTTGACCGCGTCGTTCGATTCGAAGATCCACTGCTGCTGAGCTGCCATCGCCGCGTAGGCTTCTTTGCAGCCAGGCGGAGCGACGGCGTTGGGGACCGTGACGCACTTCCCGCCGTAGACGGTACGTACGTAGTGGAAGGTGTTGACCGAGGTGAGCACCTTGCCAGGCGTCGACTGGCAGCCAGCAAGGGAAAAGAGGAGGGCGAAGAGGACCGAAACCCCGCCGGCGGTGGCTACCGCCCGCATGACTCCGGCCCTCTCGGCGCTCAGGTTCATTTCGGGCCACCCGACGGGCCGCCGGACTTCGTCCGTTCGGTCGCGAGGAACGAGTCAACGGTCGTTCCCCTCCGCTCGATCATCCCGAGCATCCCGGCCCCGGACTGCCCGAACGTGAGTCCGAGGCACCCCTTTTCCGGGGCGCACCAATCGTATTGCGGGAAAAAGTTACCGAACTCGACTAGGCCCACGAGAACGGCATATCCGGCGAACTCCTGATCCACCCCCCACCCGCCGAGGCCGGCCTTCCACGCGGCCGAATCCTGTCCGGTCGTCCAAACCCAGTAAGCCCTAGCCTTAGCGAGGCCATCGCCAGAGCGAGCCACGGTCCCCTGATGGGTGATGCCGGCGAGGGCGCGTTCCCATGCAATAGCCTTATTGAACGTGACGCCCGAAAAATGGGGCGGAAGATCCTGGGGAGTGGGGGTCGGTTCGGTCATCTGATTCCCTTCTGATAGAAAAACCCGGGGGCGCCGTGGGTGGGTAGCGGTCACCCCCGAAATCGGCCATTTGGGTTTCTTTCAAAAGATGCCGGGGGGGGCCGCATGTGGGTGAGCCGGTCACCCCCCGGGGAGGGTTGTGGTTACGCGATCGCAGCGGCCCAGAGGTAGCCAGCGGTGTTCTTGCATACCTTGCCCTTGTAGGCGTCTGCGTACTTCACGACATTCGAGCCCTCGGCGCCGGCCGACGGGTCGAACCACTGCGTGACCTTGGGGTAGCTCGTGCTCTTGGCGTTGATCCCGAACCGGGGCTGAACCTGGTTCGAGGTGTCGCCAACGATCGCGAGGCCGGCCTTCTTGCCGTACATGTCACCGGGGTCGGCGCCGTTGGTGGCCGAGACGCCCGCGTCAGCGATCAGGATGTTCATGCCGAGAATCGCGGCCAGGACGTCGGAAGAGATCGGCGCTGCCGGGTTGCTCTTCCCCGCCCCGTACTGGACGAGGGCCGTGATCTTCGGGTGGAACATCAGCTTGACCCACACCGGGCGCGATGCCCAGAAAGTGTCAGCGGCTTTGCGGGTCTTGGTCCGCACGAGCTCCCGCTCGAGGATGATCTCGGTGATCGGATCGCTGGCCGTGTAGTCGGACCAGAGGGCGGTCGACGTGAGGGTCTGGTAGTGACCAGAAGCGTAGCTCCCGGTCGCCGTGAGGATGCCGTTCAGGTGGCTTTCCTCGCCCAGGGCGACTCGCGCCTTGATCAGGTCGGCCTGCTGAAGCCCGAGGTTGATGCCCTGCGAAGCGGCCGCGCGGTCGACCCGGGGGTCGAGAGCGGTCTCCCAGCCGTGCACGTCTACAGTGACCGTGTCCCAGTCGACGCCCATGTCGGTCCGCTTGGCGGATGCGCCGATCGCGATCTTGTCGTCATCGACGAAGAACGCTTCGTTCCGGAACTTCGGGTAGTACCCGGTCTCCAGGGCGCCGATGTTGAAATTCGGCAGGACCTTCGTCCCGATGAACTCGCCCTGGTACGTACCGAGCGAAATTGGGACGACGCTTCCTGGAGTCGTCGGGATGTACCCGGCGATCGTGGCGAAGGTCTCAGCTCCGATGATCCGCTCGACGTCGGCCTGGTTGGCCTTCAGCTTCTCGCGAACGAATCGGACCTTGTCGGGGTCAACGAGTGTGAGGTTGTTCATGTTCGGTTCCTCGTTCAGCGCGTTCAGCAGTAGCGGAAGTAGACGTAGACCGCGTCACCGTCTGCGGAAGCGGCGGAATCGGCCTGGCCGATGGTGAAGGCGGTGGCGGTCGTGACGATCGCCTCGGGGGCGACCTTTCCGCTCGCTGCGGCCTTGACGAAGTCGCCGATGGCGATCGCCGCGGAGGCGGTCAGCTTGTGACGACCGCAAGTCGGCCAGATGGTCGCGAGTGCTCCAGACGCCCAGGCGTCCTGGACGGAGCCGAGCGGGATGCCGGAGGCGCCACAGAGGGCGGCCTTACCGGCGGTGTCGATCGTGACGAGGAGGTTAGCGCCAAGGGACGCGGCGGCCTCTTTCGTGAAAGGACCTTCGAGAATCATTCCATCGAGTGCCATGTCGTGCTCCTCAGCCGATGACGCCGACGGCCTTCAGGTGGGCCTCGGCCTGCGTCATCGAAATGCCGCGCTGGGTGGCGAACTGGGCCACCTTCGTCAGCTTGTCGTTCTGGTCGGTGTTGATCGGGATGTCACGGCTCGGGGTGACGACCTGGACGGTCGGAGCGACCCTGGGCGCGTTGGCGATGAGCGACTTGAACGCCTCGGGGCTGGCCTTGGCGAGGGTGAGAGCGTGCTCGCGCTGGGCCGGGACGACCTTGCCGTCCTTGGCGGCCTGCTCGACCAGCTCGAGGGCCTTGGCCTCGACGTCCTTGGCGGCCAGGGTGTTCTCGACGATGGTCTTCGTGGCAGCCATCGCCTCGGCCCGGATCGTTTCGACGGCCTTGGCCACTTCGGCCTTGAAGTCGAGGATTGGCGTTTCCGGGGGGGCCTTCGCGGCCATCTTCTCGCCTAGGGTCTTGTTGAAGTCCTCGTCACTCGCGTTCTCAGCGAGACCGAGGAGCTTCGCGTTTTCCGCGGACAGTTTCATGTCCTGCTCCTTTCGTTCGCTCGCCTTGGCGGGCGAGTGGGTTGCTTGATTCAGTGCCGACAACGCAATCCGCCCGACGTTGCCGTCGTTCGGAACGCTGACCAGCGCGATGTCACGGATTCCGATTGGGTGTTTCCACCCTTCGGCGTCGGTCTTCACGAAGAACGTGGCGCTCGGGAAGGTTCGCTTCCCGGTCTTGATCTGATCGACCGCTTCCTGTGTCCAGAGAGGTGACATGCACCACAGGCCGTCGTTCCCGTGCGCGATGCTTGGCGCTGGCGCCTCACCCATCCGCCCGAGCGCGTCGTCGTGCTCGAGCGTGAGGGGAACGGGCACCGTCTGCTTCGCGAGCTTCTTGAGGACAGCCGCGAAGTCCTCGGGCGTGCATTTCACACGGCGCCCGTCCAGGGCGTTCACTTCGCCAGACGAGAGGAAGCGGAACGGCCGGCCACGAACGAGCCCATCTGGTCCCGGAGCGTCGACCATGGCCTCGAGAGGGACGTCAGAACCGAACTGGACGAACTCTTCCGCATCTCCGTCCTGGAACAGCGGAAGCGTGGCGACCTTCACGTCGCCAGAATCGGGGGGTTAGGGTGGGGTTTCTAGGGGGTCTGCTGCGTGGGCGCAGCCAAGGGGGGGGCTAGGGGATGGATGCCGCCCTGGGCGCGTGAAGTATTGCGAGCCGCGCCGTGATCGGCGTGGCCTCGGCAACCAGGTCCGCCGGCGGATCCTCGTGAAGAAGCTCTCTGTACGCCTCCACCCCGCCGCGCACCAACACATCGAGACGCGCAAACCTGTTGAATTCAGGGCTGCCAGGAGACGGTCCCTCGTCCGGGTCGAGAATGAAGGTGTCTTTCATGGCGTGATGATTATCCCATAGGGGATCCCCAGCCGTATACAAACCTGTCGAACAAGTTCCCACCTGAATTCGATGTCGTATCGGGCCCGCGCCTGCCTCCTCATAGCGAGGTCGTCAAGGCTCGCTATCCACGCACGCCGTGATGTAGCCCAGGCAGAATCGTCGAGGCTCAGCCGGACCGCAGCGACCGCAAGGGAAGCCCTGGTTTCCTCGGGCCACCCGAGAGCCGGGCGCGCCATCCTGGATACAACATCGTTCCCCTCAAATCTTCCGGTGGCCAAGATGTTTCTCATGTCTAGCGCGATGGCGGTCGAGAGATCACCGTCGTTCTGATGAGAAAACAGCGATAAGGGCCCCCCGGGTGGGTGTCCGTGTAGAAACGATTTCCCTTTGATGATCGGCTCCGCTGATACAGGGATCGGGATTCGAAACGGGGGCCCCTTAGGCCCTACTATCTTCCACACCTCTGGGCCAGCGTCGCCGAACACTCTTGCTTCTTCTGCGTCCACGCGCCGCCGAATCTCCTTCGCTGCCCTGAAGATCTCGTCAGAGTTTGAAAGTGGCGGAAGGAGGGGAGGTGCGCCGGGTGGTCTCAACGGCTGTTCAGAAGGCGCTGGCCCATCCCATTCGCTTGACTCCCACGGCCCGCCCCTAACCATCGCCAGCGCCCGCGACCGCGTCGCCTCGACCCGATCGACATCCCAGCCAGCAGCCGGCCAACCGACCGTTCCGGAACCGCCAGGGATCGGGATTCCAGCAGCGTCCACCCCGCGCGTGAGCTGGTGCCCGCCGTCCTCGAAGTCCGTCTCGTCCATGTCGATCAGGTAACACCGGCAGTTATGCGCGGAGGGGGGAAAGAACCTTCGCGCTGTCGGGTCGTCCTTCCGGAAGACTCTTCCGTTCAGGGCGCGATGCTCCGGGCGTGTCCGTGCGTCCAGGATGGCTCGGTACTGGACGTAAGGGGCGAAGTGCACGCGCTCGCTCGAGAACATTGCCGTGTAGCGCCCCCCGGCAAATGCTCCCTGTGTGGCGTTCCGGAAGACGAGATCGGCGTACCAGGGAGCGACCTTCCCGTCAGGACCCGTCCCGTGAAGGCGGATCCCCCCGCCGTAGCCGTTGATGATCCCCTGCGCTTGCTTCGCCCAGTCGGCGAAGGACGTTCCCTCTGCCATGGCCTTCTCGAGGGAGCCCTTCATCGCACCAACGAACTGCGTGTCCCACTGGTTGGCGAGCCAGAACGACCGGGCCTTCTGCTCATCGGCCATCCCGGCGAGGGCCCGGGCATCGATCGTGCCCTTGGCGGCCCACGCCGAGACGATCGCGTCGAGCTCGGGCCAGTCGCTCATCTCTCCGACGCGTAGCCAGTCAGGAGCGCTCGAGCGGAGATCGCCGCCAGGATGTCGCGAGTTGCTTGGGCGTCCCGACCACCCATCTGGGCCTGGAGGCGAACACGCGCCATGAGATGTCCGAGGTCCCCGCCGTCCCGCCGCGTTTCCTCGATCAGGTGAGCGTAGGGCTCTATGACCGAGTCACCCGAGCCGTCGATGCGGGCGACAGCCTCCGCCTCGAGGGTCGTAAGGATCGATCCAGGGTTCCTCGAGGCCGCCGTGTGCGTGCCCTTCCCCGCTGCCTGCTTGATCGGATCCGACGGAGGAGTGTCCGGCTGCGCCTTCTCGGGAGGAGCCGTATCTGGTGGCGTGGGCGGTACGGGTGGAGCAACCGGCGCAAAGATGGGCGCCGGCGGGGGCGCCTTCTCGAGCGTTGCCTCACCCTCTTCCGGTTCGGGCGCGAAGCCAGCCTCGTTGACGATCGAGAGAGGAATGGCGGCTCCAAACCCGGCGTTCACCAGCTTCTCCATCGCCGTCGACCACGAAAGCATGTCCGGTTTCTGCTCGACCCGAATTGCGACCTCGGGTGTGTGCCTCTTTGCGATCTCGGGCCCGAAACGGCGCTCGACCATCGGTCCGACGAGCTGCTCTCGTAGACACGCCGCGATCGGCCGAGCGTTCCTCGCCCATTTCTCGACGATGACCTCGCGATGCGAGCCGGTCGACGCCTGCGACCCTGCGCCGCGCTGAATGTCGGTTGTCTGCGTCGCTCCAAGGATCTCGATCGAGATCTGCCGGGCCGTCCAGTCGAGGATCGCCTCGTGCTGCGATGTCCCTGTCCCGCGGAGCTGGCTCTCGATCAGCTGGACGTCCGCGCCGGCCGGGATGAGCGTGATGCCACTCGATGCCATGCTCCGGAGAGCGGTCAGGAGCGTGTTTCGGGTCGTCTCGTCGCCCTTCGGGAACTTCCCTACCCTCCAGGGGATCCCGAACAGCTCCGTGCTCTTGCTCCACCAGTCGACCCCGTACGCCCGCACCAGGAAGAACGGGAGGAGCCGGCGAAGAGCTCCGCGCCTGGCAGGACTAGGCACGTGCGATTCCGGAGTGAAAACGACGACCGACGCGCCCAGGTCGCCGACCTTCACGAACCGATTGAAGTCGGCGCCCGGCTGCATCTCGAGCTCAGTCGACATAGAGGGATACCGGAAGCGCTGCGAGGGAATGGGCGTCAGGGCAAGAATCCGCTCTCCCTTGCCGTCCGGCTCGACCACGACCTGGAGAGCGCCCAGGCCCTTCCAGAACCCTGCCATCAGGCCAATCACGGCACGGTCGAACTGAACGGCCGGTGCCAGGAGGACATCCTGGACGTAACTCGCGACCTCGGCAGCCGTTGCGGCTTCCCCTGCGACCTGTTTCGCGCGAGACCTCAGCGATGCCGGCGTGACTAGGAGATCGACCCGGGCTCCCGCGACCATCGCCTCGGCCTTGCTCATTTCGGCGTCCAGGTGCGAGTCCCGGGCGCGCATCTCGTCGCAGAAGGCGTACCAGTAGCGCGTCTCGCCGTTCTCGGCCTGGTTCAGGAAGCCGATGAGGTGTTCTTTCTTGAACGCCGTACCTGAAACGATCAGGTGTCGGTCTCGCTGGTCCTCGTCGTACGGGGGCGCCATCGGTGCGGCCTTCTTGGCTGCGAGGCCCATCCATTCGGTCAATCTGCTCACAGTGCCCCCATCGCCCACTCGGGCTCCTCGGAGATTCCTTCGACCATCAGTCGAGCGTCCTTCTCGGAGATGGCGAACGTGGACGGCGCGAACGCCACGGCCGCCAGGGCGAGCGCATCGCCGTGGTCAGGCGAGCGCCCGAGCCGTTTCTTGATCTGGTCCTTCGGCTCGAGCTTGATCCTGCCGGCCGAGTCCATCGAGTAACACACGTTCGTCAGGTCGGCGTGCAACCGAGGCGCCTGCTGGAGGGGAGGCAGGACCAGGCGCCTCGAGCGAATCGCCTCACGCAGGTTCCACCAGATCTCCGTTCGCCGGTTGACGAAGCGCTCCTCGTCCTCAGCCTTCTCGCCGAAGTTGACGGGCGTCACCGGATGGCTCTGCTCGTTCAGGCGATCGGTCACGCCTCCGCCCATGCCCGTGTCGTCAACTGCGTTGGCCTTTGCGAGGCAGCCCTTGATCATCCCGACCGTCGCCATGAGGTCCTGCCCTTGCCGCACTCGAGGAAGCGCTACTACGCCGGCATCGTGAATCGCCACGAGGACGGTCTCGTCCGATCCGAAGCGCGCCACGTCCGTTCCGGTAGAGCGAATCGGCGAGGTGGGAACGACCCATCCCTCCGAGGCGGCCTCGACGTCGAGGCGCGAGATCAGCGCGTCATCGCCCTGTTCTGGCCACTTCCCGAGCACGCGGGCGCGGTAGAGGTTCGAGTCACGCCCGCCGTATTCCTCGCAGCGTTCGGCGATCCACTCGCGCGTCGGTCCGCCTGGCACGACGACGCGCCCCTCGAGCACGTTCGGGTGCTTCTCGGCGTTGATCTCGACGACGTTCCACTTCCCGGAATCGCAGACCGCCTTGAACCTCGACGAGGGGTCGGTCGGGTTGCCGATCGCGACGAAGCGGTCGTTCGGGCCGACCGCAAGCGCTTCGGCAGCGTCCCAGATCTCCGCGGCGATACCGGTCGCCTCGTCGAGAACGACCATGACGTGCGGGGCGTGGATGCCCTGGAATCGCGTCGGATCGTCGGTCGACAGCCCCATCGCGAACCAGTTCGGCCCGAGCTCGAGGTGCGTATCCGTGAGCTTCCCTCCGATCGGCACGAGCGCCGAGCCGTACGACCTGGCAATCTCGCGCCAAAGGACCTCGACCACCTGCCGCCAGGTCGGAGCGGTGGTCACGACCTTCGCGTCTTGGCGTGTCGAAAGGAACCATAGGGCCAGCCCGGCAGCGACAAACGACTTCCCGACCGAGTGCCCGGCCGGCGAGGCGGTCCGGCGGTTGTCGCGGACGGACTCGACGACGCGGATCTGGTCGGGAGTCAGGGTCGCGCCCAGGACGTCGCGGAAGAAGATCAACGGGTCCTTCCGGAGCGCCGCGACCGTTGCCGCCTCGAGGGCCGCGGTGTCAGGAGCCGCCATTGCCCACCTTGGCGACCAGGTCGGCGAGACTTCGGACCTCGACCGATCCGGAGAGCTTGTTCTCGAAGCGCTCCCGGTACTTCTCGGGACGCTCGCCCTTGAGTTTGAAAATCAGGAGGGTGTCGGAGAACTTCCGCACCGTTCCGACTCGAATCGTGCCCTTTCCGGGCCCTCCGGAGCCGAACACGGGCTCAAGCCATCCCTCGAGGCCACGACGAGTGACCTCTCGCTCGAGGCGGTCACAGGCGGCCTCTAGCGCCACTTCCCACGCAGCATCGAAAGCCGGGTCTACGTTGCGAAGGGCAGCCGGAACGGTGCGGTGGACCTTGGCGACCTTCGCGGCTTCGCCCACTACGCCGTGCTTCGACAGTTCGGCCAGGAACGCCTTGGCCCAGACCGGCCATCTTTTTGGAGCTGCTTTGCGTTGTCCCATGGCCGCCAGTCTCCGTGCCATCTCAGTCATCCGTCGATAGGGTTGGCTGCGTCGGCGCAGCATCGAGGTCGCCGAACCTCCGCTCGAGGAAGTCCGTTGGGGTATCTACGGCGAACACCGTTTCAACCGTCCAGGCAGACCACCCACACGGGCAGCGGTACGACCGGAACACGAACGACTCAGCGGGGGTGCTCTCGTTCGCCCGTCGCCTCCACTTCACGTCAGGCACCTGGCATCTCGGGCAGCGTGGCCAAGCCATCACGGCGCCTCCTTCGGCGCGAACTGGGCGCGAATCGCGGCCTTGACCTCGCGGCTGTGTTCATCCCACTCCTTGCGCTTCCGCTCGGCCTTCTCGGGATCGACAGCCTTGCCGTTCCTTTTGGCGGCCTTGGCATAGGCCCCGAAGGTTGCCCTCCAGCCCCGAATCGGCATCCCGGTTTGGTCTATCCAGCCCCGCCCGCTGTTCTGGGCAAACCACCGCCTCGATGTGGCTGCATCGGCCCCAAGGAGCTCCCCTTCGGCGACGACCTCCTCGACGTCGCCTGGTCGGTCCCCGCTCCCGGTCGATCGAAGATCGTAAAGGGCAGGGCCAGGCCCCAGGGACGCCCCTAATACACGCGCGCGACCTGCCTTGCCTTGTATTGAACTGATCTGCCCTGCCCTGCCCTGGGATTCCGCCAGGGATTCCGCTTTGGACTCCGTTACGGAATCCTTAGGGGAGTCCTTGTTTTGGGGCGTCGAGCCGCCGTCGTCCGGATCGTCGTCCCACCGCGCCTTATTCATCCTGATCGCCCGCTGGTGGTATTTCACGATGTGTCCGGAGTGAATCAGCCAATCGTGAATCGACAGTGAGCCGTCCGCTCCCTTGTCCAGGAATCCGATCTTCACCATCACCTCGACGGCCTTCCCGGCCGGGCCCCACCACCCTGCGAGCGCCTCAATCTCCTGGGGCGAGTAGTCGGTCAGCGAGCCGTCTGCGCTGTGGTACTTACCGCAGTAAGCCCACAAGCGCATAGGCAGTACCTCCGCTCCCCTTCCCAACAGGCCAACCAGGCGTTTCGTCTTTGGGTGGTCAAAGAAGTTCAGGTCCAGGTTCAGTGATGGCATCGGATCACCTAAGCCCGAAGAAATCGAGCATGTCGTTGGTTCTCGGCGTGCGGGACAGCGGACGCGTGCTGTTAGCCGCAATCGTTTCGTAGGCGTGAGAGATCAGCTCCCGGATGACCCAAGACCGGTCTCTGTCCACGAGTTCGCCCAGCTCCCTGGCGCGTTCCCACGCCTCGTCGGACAGTCGAACGGTTCGAATTCGGGAGGTTGTCTTGCTCGGCGCGCTCTTCTTCATAGTTTGTAATGCTATCGGCTCTCTCTTGTCTATACAAACGAAATCGCCGAGCATTAGTTCTCCTCCATCCGAAAAATCCCCTGGTCCTTCAGGAACACCAGCCGTTCGGAGTACCCCTCGCGGCCGTACTTGTTCGCCTCGACGAAGAGCTCCCGGCGGAGGTCCAGGACGGCCTTCTCGGCGTCGGTCCGCTCCTTCTCCTCGTCCGAAAGAGGCACCTTCTCGAGGCAAAGCCAGTGGTCGACGTCCCCCAACATTGCCGACGAACCGCGGGCCCGGTCGGTCCGTTTGTGGTCCATCTGAGAGGCCTTCCGGTTGTGGTGAACGAGGATGAACGAGCAGCCGAGTTCGGTGACGTACTTCCGGAGCGGGGCCATCACCCGGTCCTTCCATTCGCGTGAATCGTTCTCGTCGCCACCGTGGAAATAGCCGAGCGTATCGAGCACGATTACCTTCGCGTGGGATGCCCGGAAGAGCTGATCGACGGCCCTCGAACGCAGGTTGAATTCGGTCTGCGCGGCCGGCTGGATGAACCAATCCTCTTCGTTGGGGTTGATCCCCATCGACGCGCAGGTCGTCCGGAAGCGACTCCTGAACGCGTGCCGGCTCCCTTCCGCCAGGACGTAGAGGACCCGCACGGGGCGGGGGATGTGGTAGCCGAGCCACTCGCGACCAACGCCCAGCGAAAGAGCGAGCTGGACGAGCAACGTAGTCTTCCCGACCTTTGGGTCCGCGACCATCATCGCCACGGATCCCTCGGCCAGGAGGCCCCCGACCGTCCAGTCGAAGTCTCCCGGCTCGGCCAGGAATTCAGCGGCCGAGACGGGTTGAACGTCGGATTCGGTCAACGCGCCGATCGACGCGAGGCCGTCCTCGAGCTCTTCCTTTTCAGCTTTCAGCTCCTCGAGGCGCCGGAGGAGAATCTCTTCGGCAGATAGGCGGCTCACGAGGCCCTCCGCTGTAGTGGCCGTGCGGCCTGTCTGGCGTTGTGTTTCCGGACGACCGACGCTTCTTTGATCGCCTTGACGTAGGCCGGCATGAGTTCGGGCCAGCCGGACGACACATCGACCAGCTGCGCGAGGGCATGAATCCAGCTGGAGGAGCCGGAAGGGTGCTGGACGCCGCGTCGCTCGAGTTCATAGGCAACCAGACGGGAGTCGTATAGGCGTTTCGGAAAGGAGCGCATCGCGTCGAACACATGCCCCCTCACCTCGGCCCGGAAGTCCTCTGTGCTGAGGAGGGCGGCCTGGTCGAGGAGGTTCGTCTCGATCAGACAAGTTCCCAGGAGTGACCGCTCGATTTCGTCGATTGCGGAATCCGTTTCACTCTCGTTCCAGTCGAATAGGGCCTGGCTGATCTGACTCACCTGGCACCCCCCGCCATCTGCTGACGTTTCGCGAATAACTTGTCGAGCAAGATTCCAGCCTCCCCTTTCGTGATCGGTTCCCGGAACGGAACCTTCTTCTTCCTCAGAATGGCGAGCTGTTTTTCGCTCGCTGGGTCGCGTCTCCACTTGGCCGTTGGATCGAGAAACACGCGAGGCGAACGCTTCGCCATCTCGGCATCGGCGTACTGGATTGCATCGGCAAGCGAGGCGTGCTCGTCTGTGATGTCCGAAAGCAGCACGTCCGGCATCCGGAACCCCAGATCGACCTTCGGCGCGCGCTGCGTGATGGTGACGCGGGCCTTCCCGAGAAGGTCGATCCGCACGACCGCCAGGAGCTCCCCGGCGCGGAGCGAATAGGCGTCCTGTCCGCAAGGGATCCAGACGTTCCGGGACACGCCAGTGAGGGCCTCGGCCGGCTTGGGCTTCCAGAACAGGGTGATCGAGCGGTATTGGTTCGCGATCAGGTCGAGGTCGAGGAGGCTCTTCGCCTTCTGTAGTTCTTCGAACGGGAGGCCCTCCTGGACGAGCTCCTTGACCTTCTTCCGAGCGGCCGACGCGCTCTTCCCCTGGAGGTCGAGTCCGGTTGGTAGGCCGAAGAGAGCCGCGGCGCTGACCAGCGAATGTCTCGAAGAGACGTCCGCGACGTCGATCACCAGGGCGTCCGTCTTGCCCGGGAAGAGGCGCGTGATGCGCCCGACCATCTGCTGGTACAGGACGCCGCTCTTCGTGGGCCGCGCCAGGATCACGGCGGAAAGGGATGGCTCATCGAACCCCTCGGTCAACACCGCACAGTTCGAAACGACGTTCGTTTCGCCCGTCCGTAGCCGCCGAAGGATCGCAGCGCGCTCGTCACCCGGGGTCGTTCCGTCAACGTGCTCGGCAGCTATGCCGACTTCCTGGAAGCCAGCGGTAAGGGCCTTCGAATGCTCGACTCCGGCAGCAAAGACGACGGCCTTCCGATCTGCTGCCCGCTCGAGGTAGGCCTTCACGATCCGGGTGTTTCGTCCGGGCGTGTTCACGGCATCCTCGAGCTGGCCGGCCTTGAAGTCCTCCCGGGTCGCCTGGACCTCATCGAGGCTCGTGTTCGTGGCGACCGAGAAGGCCTTCAGATCGACCAGGTGCCCCCTGTCGATCGCGGTCGGTAGGTCATACGAGAAGACGATCTTGTCGAAGACCTTCGAGAGGTCCTGGCCATCGGCCCGGAACGGGGTAGCTGTGACGCCCAGGAGGAGCGGCCCGCATAGCTCGCCCGCCCGGAACCATTCGATCAGCGTCTGGTAGCTCTGGGCGGAGGCGTGGTGAGCCTCGTCGATCACGACCGCATCGAAGTAGTCGCGCGGGTAGCGCTCTAGGCGAGGAGAACCCTTCCGCCCGATCGTCGCGACCGAGGCACACACGGCGTAGGCCTCGTCCTGGAATAGCCCGCCGATCTCGGCCCTGCGCTCGGCCTGGTCGACGTCGACACGGAGACCTGGATTCCAGTGGCGCAGCTTTTCGGCCGCCTGGTCGAGGAGCTCCTCGCGATGCGCAACGATGAGGATGCGGCGGAAGCCGACGAGGGGTAGGTTCGCGAATGTGACGGTCTTGCCGAGCCCGGTTGCCATCGCGATCAGCTGGCGCCCGCAGCCTCCAGCCCACGCGTCCCGCACGGCCCCGAGCGCCCCCGATAGGCCTTGGTAGTCGCGGATGCTCATTGCGCCGCCCGCTTCCTGTGTCCCGGCTTCGCATTCGGTCCGGCCTTGCGCCTGGTCGCATCGCCCGCCCGTTGTCCGGCGCAGTGCTGACAGAGGCTCCAGAGCGTTCCGTCCGGCCCGCGGGTAGTCATGCGGAAGAAGGCGCGGGGCTGATCGTCGCGCTTGCAGTCGGTGCACCTCATACCGCACCCCGCTTTCGCAGCTCGGCCGCTACGTTCATTCGGGCGAGCCGAAGGAGGGTCCCGAACGTAGGAGGTGGATCCCACGGATTGACGCCGTTCGCACGGACCCGAGCGGCCAGGAGCGTTTCTTCGTGGACCAGTCGAGAGAGGCCACCAAGGAGGTCTTCTAGATGGCCAGCACCCTTGATCGTCAAGCCGACCAACGGTCCCGCGAGGAGTCCATCGATCTCGCCGAGGGCCGTCGCCAGAGCGGCACCCTGCCAGCGCACTTTCATGGGCGCGCCTCTGGAGTTCGCGGGGAGTTCGCGCCGCCGTCTGCGGCGGGTAGCGGACGGGTCGAGAAGACCTGTCGCGGACCCTCGCCCCGCGTCAGTACGCACTCCGCGGACTCGCCGGGGGCTTCTATTCCCCTGATCCTGAAGAGCCGGGGGGAACGGTAACTCTCTATCATCGCTTACTTTCGCCTCTAGTTTCCGGGGCGGGGTGTTCGTGTTGGAGTTCGTTCAGGGCCGTAGAGATTGCGCGAAGCGAATCGTCCGAGACCCGGGCGTACCGCTCCGTCATCCGGATCGACTTGTGGCCCATCGCCTTGGCCACCATCGCCAGCGGCACGCCGGCCGATACCAGTCGCGACCCGAAGGTATGGCGAAGGTCGTGAAAGCGAAGACGCCGATCGATCCCGGCCAGCTTCTTCGCAATCTGGAAGTAGCGCCAGAGTGTGTCAATGCAAAGCGGACGTCCCGAAGGCCCTACGAAGACGCGATCCTTCCCGGTGTGCGCCTGGCTCTTGGCCTCGTCGAGCGCAGCCTGGTAGGCGTTGGAAATCGGGATGACCGCCTCCACGCCCGTCTTGTGGCGCTTGACCCGGATCGGGCTCGTCGCCACGTCCTGCCAGCGCAGGGCCAGAAGATCGCCGCGGCTCAGACCCGTCTCGAGAGCGACAACGAACAGCGGCCTGGTCGCACGGAAGAAGTCGAAATAGACGAGGGCGGCTTCTCCCGCCGGGATCGGCCGGCCGCGGTTGTCTTCCTTCCCGTCCCTCAGTTCCGAGTAAAGCTTCCGGAACCCATCCTCGTCATCGAACGCCGCAACGAACCTGAGCCTCTCCTCGTCCGACATCTCGAGGCGCAGGCTCTCCTCCCGCACCTTCGGCATTCGTCCACGGACCGGGTAGAACGCCAGCTCCTGGCGCTCTACGGCGTCCCGCAGCACCTGGCCGAGCATGGAGAGCAGTCCGTTCAGGGTGGGGGGCTGGTAGCCCTGGGCAGCAGCAGCGGACGCGAAGTCTCGGACGATCGCACTGTTGATCCGGTCGAGCCGGGTCGACCCCAAGAGCTGCGTGAGGATCTTGAATTGGTGAAGCCGGTTCTTCGCGGTCTTCGGTGTTACACGCGCCGTCAGGGCCGTCTCGTACTCCGCCAGGTACGCTCCGAGCGTCCAGTGCCGAGCCTTCCCACCGCGGAGCCCGACCTCTTCTCGGAACTTCCGCCAGGCCTCGACGGCGCCGTCACGGTCCTTCACCTGGACGGTGCGGCGACGACGCTCCTTTCCACGCGTCCCGGGCAGGCAAACCTCGAGATGGACCACGCCACGAGCGGAGTCGTACTCGAAGCCCGCCAGCCGGAACTTGGGCTTCTTCACGCGGCGTTCCTAACGAAAGGCTGCTTGGTGACCTGCGCTCGCGTGCTAATCCACTCCTCGACCGAGGTGAGCGGATAGGCGACCTGTGACGCCGAGAAACGAATCCACCCTTGCGGACCGACTGGCGCTTTCGATCGGCGCCAGCGCGCGAGTGTGGCAGTTTTGAGGCCCAGCCGCTTGGCCAATACTGGAGCAATGATGTAGTCATTCACTGCTTCACCCCCCGCTTCCGCTTATTCCACTCTTCGATCGCCTTGGCCCGCCTCTCTCCGATGGCAGCACAGTCGTGGTTATCCACGCTCGGGCACCGGACGCACCAGAGCGCAGAGCATCTGACGTAGCTGATCAGCGGCCGGAGTCCGCAAAATGGGCATCCCTTGGGCGGGGTGCCGCTCATCGCGTCACCCTCCTGACTCTCGGCGCCACGATCCACCGGACGAGGCAGACGAGGCCCCAAATTCCCCATGCTGTCACTACGACAACGGATGCTCCGCCCAGGGTGAGCGCGAGTAAGCCGAATTCCGTCAGGTTGCTCATGCGGACCTCTGCGAATGGCTCCAGATCTGGCCCGTCGGGATTCGCAGCATCGCCTTGACCCACGTCAGCGCTTCGCCCGTACGCACCTGCTCGGGCGTGACGCGGAGGACGCGCCAGCCAAGGAGGGCCGCCTCGTTCAGCTTGCAGCAGTCCTCGGTGAAACCCTTGCCGGTCGTGTGGCGGCTCTTGCTGAACACGCCGCCATCTACCTCGCAGGCGACCATCACGGCCGGCCAGGCCAGATCGAACCGCCACATGCGGCGCGGGTGGAAGCGGTGCTCTTCGACCGGTTCGGGCAGCCCGAGCGCCTTGAGGTGAAGAAGGAGCCTCGCGACCTTCTCAGACTTCTTCTTAGGAGCGCCCCGCTTGCGGGCAGCCTTCGGCTTCGGACCAGTGCCGAGCTTCAGCCTTTCGAATTCGGCGTAGGACAGGGCGCCGCGGGTCACCTCGGCGCCTCCATCCAAATCGCCCAACCCGACCGGTCTTCCGCGATCCACTTCCAGCCGAGCGCCAGGTGGACGAGCACGCGGTCAAGCGGGATCCGCTGCATGACGATCGGCACGGCTACTCCCCTGCTGCTGCCGACCGATCGTCCGCGCCAAGCTCCTCGACCGGGAAGAGCGGCCGAACGAGCTCGCGCTCCGTCATCGAACGGAACCGGATGATTTCGCCGGTGTCGATGCGGACCATGTCGACCGTCCGGCGGCTGTGGTTCATCACCTCGCGGGTCTCGACGGGCCGGGCCTCTTCCTTCTCCCGGCAGACTCGCGCGAGCCGGGTCACCTCGCCGTCGATCTTGTCGATCTTGGTCTTCCACTCCCCCGCCACGGACTTGGCGGCGGCCTGGGCGTCCTTCGTCTCCTTGACCTTCTGCCCGAGCTCTTCAGCTCTGGTCAGGAGTTCTGCTTCGTTCAGCTTCACGGGGAGAAATTCGATAGGCATTTCGTACTCCTTCAGGCAGCCGACCGTTCGGCCGGCAGCGTTTCGACATTCAGGGGCCCGTCAGTACGGCGGGCCAGAATCACGTTCATACCCAGTTCAGCGGCCTTGGCGGTCAGGGCGACCCAGTTCGCGTCGTCAAGCGCCTCGCCGTGGTCCGAGACCAGGAGCGGGACGTCTTTGACGCGGAGGGTTGCGACCTGGAGGGCGATACCGACCTGGCGGGCCGTGTTGATCCGGTCGAACGGCAGCCCGTCGACAAAGACGTCCCCGTCCCTCAGCTCGAGGCCGGGTATCGGCAGTGTCGCCAATTTCGAAGCCCGGAGCTCGTCGAGGCGGCCGATCGCCTCGGAGATGGACTTCGCCTCGACCTCCGCCTTCTCGGCGTCCTGCTCGGCCCCGGCGAGGATTTCCCGGGTCTTCTCGGCGCGGGCGTTCTCCCGCTCGCGCTCGTCGGCCACGGCGACCTGGGCGGTGAGTTCGACGATGCGGGGGTCCAGGTTGGCGCGGAGCTCGGCCGCCTGCTTGGCGGCGCTCTCCTCCGTGACGCGGAGGGCGGTGGTCAGGACGTCCCGTTTGTAGGCGTCGAATTCGTCGAAGGCAGTCCGCGCAGTCTGTTCCGCAGCGCCCCGTTCGGCGTTGACCTTCTCGGTGAAGAGCCGGATCTTCTCGGCCGCATCCTCGGCGATCCGGATGAGACGTGCGCCCAGGCGTTCCTTCTCGGCCCCGACTGCCTCTCGGTACGTGTCATGCGCCAGCGTGTCGAACCGCACGGCCTCCGCGGAGATGGCGGCCAGCTTCTCGTCCCGGGCCTTGGTGACCCGGTCGGCATCCCAGCGAAGTGACTTGGCGTCCTCGGGGGCCTCCGTCGGGGTCGGAAGGGTCGCCCGGAGCTGGGAGGCCGTAGCCCGCTTGTCCTTGGCGACTCGGTTGAGCCCCGTCCTCTCGTCGTAGAGGGCCTTCCGGGCGAAGTCGATCCGGTCGAGTCCAGTGATCGCGGAGGCCAGCCGGAACGACGCCACGGACCGCCCGGCGGCCGCGGCGAGCTCCTTGTCGCCGACCTCCACCGCGAGCGTTTCGGCCAGGAGCTCGGCCCGCTTCTTGGCCGGGCAGTAGATCAGGGCGAGCGGGTCGGTCCCGAGCTGGTCAATCAGGGAATCTACCCAGGCCCTTGCTCGAGATACCTTCCCGAGCTTTGGGTGGCGCCCCTCGAAGGAGGAACCCTTCGGCGTGACCGTCTTCTGCATCACGGAGCCGTCGTCGAGAGTCAGACGAACGAAACCGGACTGAGCGCCGGTCCGGAGGAGCGAGGCGTCATGCCCCTCGGCAGCGACCGCTCGGATCGCCTCGAGGAAGGAGGTCTTCCCGACTCCGTTCGATCCGGTGACGATGGTGAGGGCCCCTGGCTTTACGGTCAGCTTTTCGAGGCCCAGGATGTTCTCGATGTCGATCTGGACTACTTTCATTACGCGGCCACCTCTTCCCCGTCGATCAAAAGCTCGACGTCTTCCGGGATATCGAGCGGAATCACGCTCATCGCGTAAGCCGGCCAGCTGCCGGTCTTCTCGCAGATCAAGAGCCTTTCGAGCCAGAGCCGGTACGTCCGGCGTCCGATGTCGAGGGCTCGGGGCGTCAGTTCGAACACCGTGACGGCGAATGGCGCCTTGTTCTCGACCGCCACGACGAAGGCCGACTGAGGAGCAGCGAGCCCCGCGGCGGTCAGCCCGTCGGCGTACCAGGCAAGCTGTGCCAGGTAGCCCATTCCGCTTGCGTGGCGGCTGAACCAGCCGGGCTCCGCGTTCACGGTGGTCTTCAGGTCGGTCAGCCAGGATCCGTCCGCTGCGACCACATCGGGCGTTCCGGCGCAGGCGCGACCGGCGACCGTCCACTCGATCCGGCGCTCTCGGATGCCCTGGAGGAGCGGCTGAGCGATCTCGGAAGCGGCCACCGCCCACGAGACCTCCTCGGCTGTCGCGAATTCATCGGCCGAGACGACCCGCTCCTGTTCGTCGAACGGGACGCCGGCCAGGAACGATTCCCAGGCCTTCCCGCGCCGGATGCCGCCGTCCCAGATGATCGGGGCGGGGCCGCCCAGGACGATCGAGTGAATGAGGCGACCCATCCTCATGGCGGCCGAGTCTTTGACGACGTCCGCGTAGTTCGCGTAGTGGAGGGGCGAGCGCCCCATGAGCTTCAGGCGGGAGAAGCGGAGCCGTTCCATCTCAGCCGTCCTCGCCTGGTTCACGCTCGGCCGTTGCGTTGGCTACGGCGGCCGGGCGGCTGGCCTTATGCGGGATGGCGCTCCGGACGCGGATGCAGTCCATCGTTTCGCTGCCAAACTGCGTCTGGGTCGGGAAGAGCGTGATGAGCTTTCCCGCCCAGGCCGCGGTGTCGTTCCCGTAGAGGGTCGAGATCGTCTTCGCGTTCGTCTTGTTGATCAGAAGGCCTTTCTCCTTGCCCTCGAAATAGACGATCGGCTTCTTGGCCTTGCGACCCGACGAGCCGATCACGGTGCCCGCGACGACGCGGTTGATGGCGACGGTGACGTCTTTCCCCACGAGGTCCCAGGCCCCGAGGTACTCGCTGTCGAACATGCTTCGAACGTCAGGCATTGGTTCCTCCGTTGTTGTTGTTCCGCGCCCGGCGCACGAGCTCGTCCACTTCCTCGAGGTCGTGAAACACCGCACGGGAGCCGCAGAGATGACCGCCTATGAACGCCATGCCCATCAGGCAGGCGACGATCCCGGCGATTGAGAGAGCCGTGGTGAGATCGAAATGAATCACTGAGCACCGCCGATCGGCTCGTCATCGTCGAAAGCGCAGGTGGGGATCGTGAGACGCTCGTTCTGGACCGGAAACGCCTTCGAGACCGGTACCGCTTCAGGCCCCACGAAGATCGACGCTTCGTTCTTCCTGGTCAGGTACGGGATCAGCGCAACCGCTGCCTCGAGCGAGAAGCAATGGATCGAGATCGACCGGTACTGGATTTCGAATTCCATCACGCTGCCACCTCGCTCGGCCGGATGAGGCCGGCTTCGATTCCGGTTCGCCAGGCGATCTCGTTCGCTTGCTGGCCCTCGAGGAACGCCGCCTCCTCCAGGTCGTTCACGAGTTGAGATGCGTCGACCAGCTCCGGTCCCGGCACGAACTTCGCGACGAGAACGAAGAGCCTCTTTCGCGCTTCGAGAGTGGTCATGCCACCTCCGTGGCCCGGTTGTCGGAGATCCGGACAAACCGGGCGATCTTCAGAAAGCGGCCCGAGGCGTTGTCCATGATCCCGGCCGTGCATTCGACGTAGGCGGCGAGGAGAGACGTCTTGTGGGCCTCCTTCCGCGCGCCGGCGTCATTCTTGACGGACGGGAGGAGCGCCTCGATCACGGTTCCGTCGGAACGCTTCGAACGGATCGCGTAGCAGCGGAGCGGGCTCACCGAAGCCTCCAGACCGCCGCGACAACGAGGGCAAAGCTGAGCGCCACGATTCCCCAGGTGTCGAGGGTCGGGACGTTCGCCGGAGGCTCTTCTGCAGGCTTGGGATCGATGCAGATACCGACGCCGATCGGCGTCATGCAGCACCCCGCGTAATCGGCCGGGAGCGGGACCGGGCAAGGCTGGAGCTCGTTCGGGACGCTCATCGGTCGCCCCCTGCCAGCGCCCGGACCGCCCAGAAGGCGGCCGCTCCGGCGCATACCAGCCCGGCCATCTGGGTTCCGATGCGGTAGCCCTGTTTCGCCGTGTACGGATCCACCAGGACCCCCACGACGACGCCGAGCGCGACGGCCAGGACGACGACGCGGGCGACCGGAGAGGTCGAAATGTCGGGCATCGCCTCGACCTCCTGTTTGTCTGTTGGCCGGATTTGGGTTATGTTCGGCACGTTCACTGGTTGACTCCTCCACTTCTGGCCCCGTTCACAGCGGGGCCGGTTTGTTTAGAGCGGTTCAGCAGGGTTCGGTTCGGCTTTGAGCCCGATCGGCTCGAGAACATGAGCGATCACCCGGAGACGGTCTTCGAGAGGGAGCGCTCCGGCCGCTAGCAGGAAGACGTCGAGGCTCATCGCGATATGACCTTCGACCTCGTCTGCTACACGTCGACGGGATCGGCCGCACTCTAGAGCGATCGATCCTTGGGTGCCGTGCGGTAGGCGGGTCTGGACGAAGCGGCGGGCGGCTTCGATGTCTGAGGAATTCGCGGCTGACATTCCGATGGCATTCACGGGACGAGGGCCGCATCTTTCGTTCGTGCCGTTCATGCAGCCACCCGCTCGCTCTCCACCATGGCCGCCCGGTCACAGACCGGGCAGATCACCTCTTCCGGCGTAGAGATCAGCTCGGCCCCGCAGATGCAGCGGCCGATGTGGATCTCGCAGACGTGGACGCCCTCGTCTTCCTGGACCGAGTCGTTCCCGCAGTTGCCGACTTCGCAGATTTCGGGGAGGCGGTCGGGGGCGCAGCGGGTCATGGCTTGTCCTGCTGTTCGAACGGCTCGATTTCGACCTGGCAGCAGCAGTTCTCTCGAAGGAACTCGATGACCTTCGAGACGAATTCGTATTGCAGCTGCCAGCCGGTCGTATCGAACAAGGTGATCGACACGCGCGCTCGTCTCCTGCCGTGCAGCTCCTCGTCTAGAACAACCGACATCGGGACCATCCCGACCTTCAGGTTGGCTTCAGTCCCGCACCCGGCATTGGTGTTGACCGAAAGGCCGCGGACGCTGTTCGAGATGTCCTTGCCGTCGAGAATGACTTTCCCGTATCCCGCGCCGTCGAGGCGTATCTCGAGCTTGGGGTTTGGCACGTCAGCTCGCCTGTCCAGCCGCGACCAGAGACAGCTGCCTGGTCGGTACGTGTCGCATGACCAGCTCCCCGAAGTAGCGATCGAGGAGGCTCTTCGGGAATGTCCGGTTCGGGCGCCCGTGCATGTGGTGACTCGGAGACCAGCCCATCCGGAGCTGGTGCATCCGGCATTTCGCCGCCAGAGCCCCACCGATCGCCCGGGACTGCTTCGGGATGAGACGGACGGCCTTCTGCTTGGACCAATCGGCCAGGGTCCAGAGGTCGAGGCTCGACACTTCGCCCCGGATCAGCTTGTACTCGGCCGAGGACATCTCGGAGAAGACCTGCCGGGCGATCTCGCGCATCGCGTCTGGAGAACCGTAGAAGCCGTGTTTCCGAATCGACGGGAGGATCTCGGTATAAGTGAAGTCCTGGAGTTGCTCCGCGGCCGGGAGATCGCTGCGAAAGATGAGGCGCCAGTAACCGGGTTCCGTAACGAGGTTCACGTTCTGCGTGTGCCCGGGCCGAGATGGATCAAAGCCGTGCAGCGGATGCACGGCTTTCTCGACGGGGCGAAGCTTTCGCAGCGAGGACGCTACGTGCTTGAGCCCCAGGACCCTGCAAACGTCGGCGGCAACGAACCATGGGGTCTCGTCCAGCATCACGACACGGACCGGAGTCCCCTTGAAATCGAAAGGAATGATTTCGTTCATGCCGCCTTCTCCTTCTTCTGCCGCTTGAGCCCGACCTCGACCAGCTCCCGCGCCACGAACGACAAGGAGCGCTGCGTCCGCTGCGCTTCGGCGACGAGGGCCTCGAAAGCCTTCTCGTCGAAGCGGACCATCACTTGCCGGGTAAGGCGGGAGGAGGGGTCGGGATGAGTGAAGTTACGATCCATAACGTTTCGATACTCCAATCTAGGCCCCGAAGGGGGAGATGTCAAGAGAGACTTCGTTGCGATGCGAGACGACACTGCCAAGCGGCCCTATCAGGTGATGGTTCGAATGGATCGGGAGACTCGGGACCGGCTGGAGGCGGAGGCCAAGGAGAGGGGCCGGAGCCTTTCGGAAACCGGCTTTCTGGTGATCCGCGAGCACCTCGGCCTGGACGTTCCGGAAGCTACGGCTGGCCCGGCTGTCGAACAGCTCGCCATCCTCGAGAAGCAGATGCAGACCGTCGTCAGCCCTCTCCTCGAGCAGCTCCGCGCCGATCAGCGTCGGATGCAGGAGCAGCTCGACAAGCTGACCGGGAAGCGTCGGTAGCCTCACGTTACGCCGCCCTCCCCTGCTTGGCTGGGGCGAAGAGGTTGAGCATG